AAACTCCGTGTCCCACCAGTCCGGCTGGTTCCATCGACTGAGTTCAGTGTCATAACTAAAACCGTAATTCGGCGCCAGATCAGCCAAGTACGTGTCCAGCCCTGACCAATTGGGATCACCAAGGCCGTAACTAGTATCACCACTTGACCTAAGAGCTGATGCTGGGGGATTGCTGTAAGGGAAGTAGTTCCACTCCGGCATATAGCCGGGGGTATACCCTCTCGGAGGGATGAGCGCGCTACCGTAACCACGGCTACCGGCTCCTAAAAATCCCGGGCCAGACCAGCCGCCACCTGAACCGAACATACCGAAGGAAGGAAGGAAGCCTCCTGATTGAAAGTTATAGGGAATCTGGCCGCCGCCGCCCTTGGAACCACCAGCAGACCCGGCGCCTGTCTCGTCATCAGAATCTCCCGGGATGGTACTACCATCATCACCATTCCCATTCCCATTCCCATTCGCATCGGTACCATTGGTGTCAGTCGTGTCACTAGGTCCGGGAACACCGTAATAACTAGGGTCCATCCACGGGTACATCGACCCGTAATTCATCATCGAGGTAAAAGGATAGCCGGGGGACCAGCTTTGATAGGCGGGAGGACCGTAACCCATCCCGGGCATGGCTCCCATGCCATAGCCCATACCGTAACTACTCCAAGGGGAACCGTACTGACCGCCATAACCACCCCATGGCGAGCCATAAGAAGGATATGGCTGTTGATATGGTTGTCGGTAAGGCTGCCCCCAACCACTCCCAAGATTCTCATACGCCCCTTCGAGAGCGCCCCAATCCAAACCGGCCTCTTCATAGGGAGAGTAAAACCCTCCCAATTCTCCGAGCCGTGCTAGTTGTTCATCACTGGTGCCGAATAATTCTGGGCGCGTAAACTGTTCCGCATCCCAACCCGATTCTCCAAGATGAGTCTCGGGGTCCCAATATTCACTACCCCACACCTCATCGCCGTAACCAAAACTACCTATCTGTCCGGTGTCAGGATCAATCTGAAATTGATAATCCGCGTTAGGCTGGCCCTCTAAAAGATTCTCGTTTAAGAAATCAACATACGCCTGATAATCAACATCCCCGCCAAGCTCTCCACGATCCACCATGCCTGACAACTCAGTACCCCATGGCACATAGAAATCGCCATCGTCATACCAAAAACCTTCACCCGCACCCTCTGGACCCGTGCGGTATTGGCGCCTAATGTCCTCGGGTAGCAGATTGCCGTAGTATTCCCGTGCTCTGGCCTGATACCGGGGCTGGTCAAAGGACCACGGGTCCTCACTATAGATACCGCCTAAGTCACCAAGCTCTTGTTGTCTCGCTTCACTGGAACTCCAGAAGTCATACCCAGGCTCGAAGTCCTCGGCGCTGGTGTAGCCCCATAACTCACTGGATTCGGGCACAAAATAATCGCCGTACCATTTACCAGCACCAAGCTCTCCAGCATCGTAGCCTTCGAGAGGTTCATCGAGGTAGGTGGAATAACCTTCTGGCGCTGTACGCCAACGTGGATTCAGATAAGCACGACTCCCCGCTCTTGGGGACCCGCCAAACGCCGCGCCGGGACCAGACGGTCTCCAACTCGGCTGTGTATAAGTGGACTGACCTGTATCAGTGTCATCGCCTGCGGGGGCACCATAAAAACCATAGCCTCCGCCGCCACCGGGCGATCGGCCTGCACCCCATGGGCTACGGTCTCCTCCGCCTGCGCCTCTTCCCCAGTTTCCGCCAAACCCACCTGATTGACTTGATCTACCCATTAGCCACCTCCAGCAGGTAAGCCAAAGCGTTGTCTAACACCTTGGGGAATATTCTCAGGCATACCCAGCATCCTTGCGCGCCTGCGTTTCTTCTCTTCTTCTTGCTGCTCAACCCAATCCGCATATTGTTCTTCAGCCCGGATGGCGCCCAAACCCGAGGCCCCTGTGCTAATCATCGATAAATTCATCGGGTTCATAAACGCATTTATTCCTTCCTTGGTCAGCAGATTAGAACCAGCGTGACCAAGCCTTTTGCCCAAGGGTTGCTGATTAAATATCCCTTGATTAGCTTTGATCGTATCCTCCTGAACTTTCTTGAAAACTGCATCACGCACAGCGGGCGAGGCATTCGCCGGAAGACCCGATGTGGCAGCCTGACCTGCTCTAGCGCCGAAACCAAAGGGACCCACACCAGGTCTAGCAGCTATAGCTGGCAGCTCTGTAGCTGTACTAGCCGCAGTGGCAGCCGTCAGGGGGTCAGTAACAGTCGCTTCTGAGAGAAGTCCTTTGCCCGTAGCGCCGCTCCCAAGAAAACCTTCGGACGTAGCCCCTGCTTTCTGCAACGCATCGCCAACACCAAAGCTCAACATGCCGGAGAGAATGCCTTTCTCCAGATCACCCGTCTGTGCCCAAGTGCCTCCACCACTGCCTATAGCACCCATGATCGCAGGATTCGTTATAACACTACCCAAAAGACTACCTATCCCACTGGTCCCAAGCGCCCCGGCTACCCCGGCCATCATCCCGGTGCCAGCTAAATAATTCCCCAACACACCAAGCAACATACCTAAGAAGGCTTCAGGCTTGCCTGTCTCAGGATTGATCGTCAGTGGTACTAGCGATGCCAGACCTTGGACCTCGGCTGGATTCATATGCACCAGCTCGGTATCACCGTAACGTCCCGCACCGGCAACCTTATTGGCTTGACCGGTAAGACCGCCGCTCTTATAGAAACGGCCATACCTCGGCTCTACTTCCCATGATTCCTGCGCTTCAACACCGGGCATCCCCCGCTCCTCAGTGGTAAAAGAAGGCAACAAGGACCGTCCCGTTCCAAATTCTTGTCGGCTTAACGCGCCCAAGGCCCCCGACCCCGCAGCCTCTTGACCACTCATGATGCCGCCGCGAAGGTCCCCATTGGGGGCTGCCTGTGCTTGGCTGGAAAAGCTTGCCATCTCAGCAGTGTCAGCTAATGACATGCCAAAGGGTGTGACGACACCGCCTTCTTGGAAACCACGATCGTACAACGCAGCTGCCTCAGCGCGTTTGCGTGCCCACTCCTCTTTATTTCCCCCATAACCTATATCTTGAACTTCGGGAGACTCAAATTTGGGAGAAGAAGGAGCAGGCTCAGGAGGAGAAAGAAGCGGTCCCCCCATTTCCCCACGATTAAACTGCTGCCTAAGTGTTTCGAGCATATACAGCATGTTCGACGCAGCCGTCGGGTCCAAAGACCCTTGAGCACGCCTGTTACTAATGATCTCCTCAATCGAATGACCCGAACGGCTAGCAAGCTCCCTGTAATGCTCCAACTCTTGTACTAAAGCATCGAACCTCATTTCCTCGTCGTCATTGGCATTTAAGGCTTCAAATTGTATTCGGGGATTATCGGTAAGGACCTCTTCGATATCTGCCTCGTCCTCCCCGGGAGTCCATGATGGTCTCATTTGTAGATGGGGTGGAAGCGGTCCCTCGACTTGACCACGATTCTGATAGCCAACGATGCCGCCTCCCTGCATTCCTGGCGGAGGCATCTGTCCACGCGGTGGTCTAGGCATGTGCATAGGCATACCCACCCCGGTGGGAACGGCCCCCATGGGGCGGAAGTTAGTAATACCACCCCGGTTATATTCCTTTTCTCTTCCTGTTTGCATACTTTGAAGGTCCGTTAGTTTTTTAACCATTGCATCGTATTCCGACTGCGGCATATGACCCTTGTTACCAATGACCCACTTTAAGAGGTTTGTCATGGGGTCTACATCAAAAGGAGAGAAGCCCATTCGTTCATTGTGTTTCTCAATCCACTCATCGGGCATCACATAATTATATGGCTCCCGAGATATGGTCTCTCCATACGTGTCTGAATAAACATCAGAGTCCCGCTTGGTGGCATCTTTATAAAAGCGGTTTTCCTCTATCTCGGTGATGTCTGCAAGCTCACCCTGAAGGCTCTCAATCAAATCTTTAATATCGTCATCATCCATCGCTGAAAGATCAGCCCCATATGCCTGCGCTTCCAACCATTTACGCATTTCCTTTACATCACGCAGGCTTGAGATTCCAAAACCCCGCATGATGTCAGCCCCACTGGCCGCAGAATCACCGTCGTTATAACCGTTCACTGACAATGCTCCTATACCCGCATTAGCATCTATGTCTGGCATATTAAAAAGACTTACTTCGTCCTTTCTCCTCTTCCAAAGACCCTTAACAAAGCTATATTCTCCGGTCTCTGGGTCCCTTTGCTTAGTAAACCCCTGCTCCCGATCACTCAGTTCAAAAATAAACTCAGGTATTTCCAGTTTATTAAGATGGCCAAGCGCTCTGGAATTCCGCCACTCTGAAGTGTTCCCGTTGTTGTACAGGAAGCTAGTTACCGCAGCGCTTTCATTAACACCAAGCTGATCCCGAGCTTCTTTCGAGACCGTGCTATTAAAATCGCTGATTGCAGCCCGAACGTCCCGCTCAAAATAACGTTCTGCTTCCTCTCGCGTAATCGTGTCCCCTTCCTGAACTGCTCTATCGTCGAGGCGCGTGGTGCCCCATCCGATCGTCAAGATGCCCTTAGCCCTATCTCCTTTTGTCGCATAATAGGCTTCGGGGGCAAAGTCCTGAGTCTTGGGAACCTGTTCATGTCCACGAATAAATTGCTTCGACGCTTCAAGAATAAGACTCGCTTTGTCTGCCATCGCTAATCCGTACTCGTCTCTACACCGAACAGGTTAAAGCTGAAATCTCCACTACTGGCGTACACGGTCACCACGTCAGTCTGATCTAAAGTCAAACCAAACACACCCAGATAGGTGGTGGTTGCCGCCAACGCTTGGTCGTAATACAGGTACTGCTTGGTCGCGTCGGATGCCCCGGCCACACGCACAGATACCCTGAACGTACCGCCTGAGCCGCCCCGATTGCACACCACGATCGAACTGCACGTCGTCTCTGTCGTGTCGGGCGTCGTGTACAGCGTCGTAGCCGTGGTCGCCGAGGGCGCCACTTGTCCTAAGACTTTAAGGGCATCAGCCACTGGAGGCGCCCATCAACAAAAACTGGTATCGCCTCTGGGCCAGTGAAGAAGGCGTTGTCCTGACCTCTTCCACCTCGATTGTTCTGGTATTCAAATCACCAATGACCTGCTCCATGGTACGCCGGAACATCGTCTCTTCACTCATCTCATAATCTTCACGAGGAAGGGGTAATGGCTGCGAATACGGCTTGGTCTGCGCCATCAGCGTCTCCCGTCAGGACGGACGTCCATCCGAAAATCACCCATGCGCCAGCCCACACCTGTCGCCGTGCTCTCAAGGCGTAAAATGCCCTGTCTTGCACGCGCCCGAATAAACGCTTGAGTCGTGTCCGAGCTGACCGTGGATGTGGCCAACGTCGCGGGCGTCTCCCCGGGGTAATTACGCCCCTTGAGGGTCACCGTCAGTGACTTGGTATCCGCTGACCCACTAAACGCAAGGTCAGGAATAATGCGAGAGATGGACAAGAACTTCTCTCCATCTTCAAAATCAAAATCTCCCGACTCAATGTAGGCCGTCATCGCAGACCCATCGGCATCGGTCCCCGTCTCATGCTGGTAAATATAATTGGAACTGTCTGCGGTTCCTGCTGCCATCGGATAATTCCTAGTGGGCGCCGCTGTCCATGCGGTACGTTCCAATGTGCCCACCGACCACAGGTTCTCTCGGAAGTTGTACATCACATACCGGTCAATCTCTGTGCCTGACTGACTGTCGGAAGCATAAAACCACATCACCTCAAACCAGTCGGGATTCGATGCAGCAAAACACTTGAACGCCTGACTCAGGTTGATATCACTGAAGACATAATCCTGAACGGTACAAGGCAACGGTCTGACCGCGCCGTCATAGACCCAGAAACTTCCTCGGTCCATCCAAAACACCCGGCTTTCCGCCGCAATGGCAGCATTCGGACTCAACATCGATGGCCCTTCCATCACCTGAGTGAATTGGAAAGTAAAATAACCACCCACATAGCGCATGGAATAGACCGCCGCATCAGTCCATATCAATATTTCTTGACGCGCCTTGGCCGCGCTCATAATGAAAGAGCCGGTACCCAAACGCTGACCACCAGCATCCGAATCCGTGGCTGGAGTCCAGTTGCCTGCGTCTTCGATCTTAGACCAGCGCACAAACATCTCGTCTAAAGTCGAAGAACCGATCGCATTCACCCCGAACGCAATCACATGACGGTCAATCTCTGACACCAGCACCAGATTACACGCGGTAGGCGGATTGCTGGCGGTGCTTAATGCGGTGGTGTTGATCGCCCGGGTCGAGACGCCATTCGTCGCATCCCAGTAATACACCCCACCACCCCGGGGACAAAGGAGTAAATCCTCACCAAAATTATCCTGCGTCCAGAGCCGTAACTTCTCACCCGCCGAGGCACTACCCCATGTACCCCGGCCCCATGTGCTGGAACCAAAACCGGTTCCCGGGACCGTGGTATCCAGACCGGTATTGATCTGATAGGCCGCACTCACGCTGCCACCACCACTAAAAACCATCTCATACACCGTGACACCGGTCGCATAAGCCGTGGCATTGGTGTTGTAGGCACCTCGGGTACAGCCGGTTAGCGTGTGGGTGCTCTTGCCGGTAAAAGTAATATATTCCGACTCAATCTTTATTGTGCCGCTGCTCGGGAAACCACTGCCATCCGTTAATACAATCGATGTCGCCGCCGCAGTAATCGCACCATTCAGCGTGGTGGTATCCGCAACCCCCGTTCCAGATGAGGCCTCGATCTCATACGCATCCGCTCCACGAATGGTGGCAATCTGGTACTCGGCATTCAATGTAGCCGCAACAATGCCACCACCGGTCAGGGTGGACGCTGATGAGTAGGTCACGTAGTCACCGGCTACCGCTCCGTGGGCGGTGTCTGATATCAGCAATGTGGCGCTGCCGTTAATCTCCCCGAAAGGAGCGCTGAGCGAGGCTGTCGCTCGAATGGGGGTGACGTCGTTGTAGGCGCCACCCTCTTCAATGTAGTACTTGAGGTTGGTACCAACTCCCATGTAGTTGGTGCCCACCAGATCGTTCCATGTATGCAGCGCGCGAGCCGTACCGAGATAGGTGTTGTCCGAAAACTTCTGCCAACCGCCAATCTTTTCTGGACGCCCGGAACGCCAGCGGATTTTATCCGAGTCGTACCAGCCACCATCTGCTGCGAACTGGGTACCCTCTTTCTGAATACCCGGCCTAAACTGAAACTTCGCTATAGCCATCTAACCACCAACAACCAGTTGCAGAAGACGTAAGGCGCGCACACCCATGCTACGTCCCCACTGGGAACGCTCTAGTTCTCGGGCTGCCTTACGCCAATCTCCAGTTTCCATGGCTGTCAAAAAATCCTCCTCCTCAGAGAGCTGCTTCCACCCCATATTGAAGTGCATATTGACCAGCGCACGCTGGCGCCCGTCGCTCAATCCAGAAAACCAGGAGAGCTGTTGGTTCAGTTCATCAAGTGCAGACTGAATACCGGA